GCGGATTTTATGCTTGATTCAACGGTAGGGGTTGATAGGTTGGGAGGGGGTAGGGGGTGGGGTGAAAAAAGCCGGGCAGCGAAGCGAATCCGGCGGCCGAAGAAAAACCCCTGACGCAACTTGCAAATATTATTTGCAAGTTGCAAAAGTTGACATTTCGGTAGCCAGGGCGAAGCGGGGCGCGGGCAGGCAGGATGCCGCCCATATCCCCAACCCGCTGCGGGGCAATCAAAGACGCGCTTTTACGGGGCCGTAAACCTCGTAGGCGCGTCTTTTTTTGTTTCGCCCTGGATGGTGTTTTGGAGAGAGCGGTGACGAAGGACGGATTGACGGCCCAGCAACGCAAGTTCGTAGAAGCCTACCAGGGCAATGCCACGGAGGCCGCCATTGCCGCCGGATACAGCGCGAAAACTGCAAAAGCGCAGGGGTCACGGCTGTTGACCAATGTTGACATAGCCAAAGCCATTGCGAAGCGTGCCGCAAGAGACGCGAAACCGACAATCGCCAGCCGCGAGGAGCGACAGGAATTGCTCACCAGCATCATGCGCTCGGGAGACGAAAAGACAGCCGACCGCATCAAGGCGACAGAGATCCTCGGCAAGATGAATGGCGACTTCCTTGAGCGGGTCGAGCATTCTGGCGGTTTCGTTTTGTCTTGGGAGGATGCGAAATCGTAGCGAACGCGAACGTCATCATTCCCTATTGCCCGCGTCTGGAGCAGCGCGAGGTTCACTCCGCTCTAGAATCGACGCGCTTTTCCGTCATTGTCGCGCATCGCCGCATGGGTAAAACCGTCTGCGCCATAAACCACACGATAAAACAGGCCGCGAAATTCACCCGCAACGACGGCCGGTTCGCGTACATCGCGCCGCAGTTGAAGCAAGCGAAAGACGTTGCGTGGGCATACCTGAAGCACTACACCGCCCCTATCCCTGCACGACAGGTGAACGAATCGGAGTTGTCCGTCACGCTCCCGAACGGCTCGCGCATCCGCCTGTACGGCGCCGACAACCCGGATTCGCTGCGCGGCGTCTATTTCGACGGCGTCATCATGGACGAGGTGGCGCAGATGAAGCCGGAGGTGTGGGGCGAAATCGTCCGCCCCGCCCTCTCCGACCGCCATGGCTGGGCCGTGTTCATCGGGACGCCGAAGGGACAAAACCTATTCCACGAACTCTATCAGCGGTCGTTGGTCACGGAGGGATGGTTCGGGAATATCTGGCGAGCCGATCAGACGAATTGCATTACAGCTGAAGAACTGAATGCCGTCAGGGATGAGTTGTCGGAGGCGCAATACCGGCAGGAATATCTCTGTGATTTCTCGGCGTCGTCGGACGACGTCCTCATACCCATCGACCTCGCCGACAGCGCTTCGCGGCGGCTGTTGACCGAAAATGACATCTCCGGGGCGGAGAAAGTGATCGGCGTGGACGTGGCCAGGTTCGGGGCGGATCGCTCGGCCATCTGCAAGCGTCACGGTCTATGGTGCAAGGAAATTAAGACTTACAAGAATCTCGATACAAAGGCGCTCATCGACAGGGTTGTCGAAGCCGTCCGCGAATTCGATCCGGACGCGACGTTCATCGACATCGGCTACAACCCGGGCGTCTTCGACGGCCTGCGGACGCTGGGCTATTCGGCTACGAGCGTCGACTTCGGCAGCAAGCCTTCCGATGAAAGTCGCTACTGGAACAAGCGCGCGGAAATGTGGGGCGAGATGCGCGACTGGATCAAGCGCGGCGGGGCGATTCCCGACGATCCCGATCTCAAGACCGACCTCTCGCAGCCGAGATACGGCTACGCGGACGATGGGGCGCGAATCAAGCTGGAATCGAAGGACAAGATAAAAGAGCGCGGCGGACGCTCGCCGGACCTCGGGGACGCGCTCGCGCTCACCTTTGCGTACAGGGTGGTTCCGAAGGGAAGCGCATACGGCAGCACCATGTTCGTCCCGAAGCAATGGGACGACGATCTCTAAAGGAAAAAAATCATGGACGGATGGATGTTCGAGTGCGTTGACCATGTCGCGGCCGGAGGAATCATTTCGGCGATCGTCGGCGTCGTATCGGCGATAGGCGGCCTGTTCGGCGGCGGACGGGAAGAGAGCGGCAGCGTTCAACAGCCAATCGCGCCGGACGTGACGCAGTCGCAGGACCAGCAGGCGGCAGCCAAGGAGGCGCGGAATCGCCAGCTGGCCGCGCAGCGAAACAGCACCACCGCCACGAGCGGCCTCGGTACGCAGACGCAGGCCGGAACGACATCGAATAAGCTTGGATAGCAAATGACCGCTCTGGCCGAAACGTCGCAACCCCAATCCATGTTCCGAGGCGACATCGAGCTCCTGGACGAGGCGTCGCATCACGACAGCCTGCCGGGATGGCGCAAGGATCAGTTTCGCGGGATCAAGCCGTACCGGGAGCGCGTCCGGGAGCTGGCGATGATCGCGGAATCGGATCCGGAGTTGCGGAGCATGTGGCGGGAGTTGCGGGACTGGTTCGACCCGGACGCGGGCCGCTACCTGTACGGCGATTTCTGCCATGGCGTCGCGTGTAAATATAGTAACGAGAGCAATGAGGCGTGGAGGACGCGGCGCCGCATAGTCAACAGCGTCTCCACGGGCAGCATCAACACCTGCGCGGCCGGCATCCGCTACGCGTTCACGTCGGCGCAAAAGCCGTGGTTCCTGTTTTCTCCCTCCGAAAAGAAGCTCCTGGACAACATTGAGGCGCGGCTGTGGCTGGATGCGACGCGGGATACGGTGCGGGACGCGCTCGCCGAGAGCAACTTCTACACCGAGATGGACAGGCTGTACAAGGAATCGTCCATCTTCGGCGTCGGCGTGCTCTTGTCGGAGCCTGATCCGCAACGCAAGCTCAACTATCACGCGCTCACCATCGGCGAATTCGTGCTGGACGAAAACGCGGCCGGCATGGTCGACGTCTGCTACGTCCGCATGGAAATGACCGCGAGGCAGATCGGGGAGAAGTTCGGGCGCGACAACAAGGGACTGACCGACGCCGTGCGGCTGGCGCTGGAGCGGCCGGGGAGCCTCAACGACAAATTCGTCGTGTTCCGGGCCATTCAGCCCATCAACGCGTTCGGCGACGCGCCGGCGAGGATCGAGGAGGACTGGAAGTACGAGAGCGTCTACTTCATCGACGGCGAGGACAGGCCGGACGGTAACGAAGGCGTTTTGCGCTGTGACTGGCATCGGACATGCCCGTTCGTCGCCGTTCGTTGGAAGCGGTCCGGGCGGCACGCCTATGGGTCGTGCCCGGGAAAGGACTGTCTCGCCGACCAGAAGATGCTGCAACGCATGACGACGACCGGCATGAATGCCATGGAGATGGAGGTTGACCCGCCCAAGATAGCCGGAGAAAGCATTTACAACCAGATCCAGCGGAGCGGGCGCGTGTCTCCCGGGAGCGTCTTCAAGGACGACGCCTCGCTCCCTCGCGATCGCCAGGCGCTTTCCGCCGCGTACATGGTCAAGCCGAACTTTCCCGCCTACGAGGCGATGGTGAACGCTGTGATCCAGCGCATCAAGGACGCGTTCTATTTCGACCAGTGGCGGGCGATCGTCAATGTCGAGCGGCAGATGACGGCGTTTGAAGTCGACGCCAGGCTCAACGAGAAGAACTCCCTTCTCGCGCCTGTCGTCGAATCGTATGAGTCGCAGGGCCAGACGCCGATCCTTGAGCGCGCCTATTCGATTTGCCTCTATGACCTCGGGCTGATTTATCTGCCACCGGAGAGCATGCGGGAGCAGGAATTTCGCGTCGAGTACGAGGGCGACTATGCGAAGGGAATCAAACAGGTCGAGGTCGAGCGCATCCAGATGTTTGTCCGGAACACGCTTGAGGCAGCCGGGGCGCTGGCCGCGATGCACCCGCAGGCCAGCAAGGACATGCTCAACCAGATCGACTTCGGCGAGGCGACGAAGTTCATATCGACCCGATACGACGTGTCTCCCGAGGTCATGAACGACGACGCGACGGTGGATGAATTGCAACAGCAGGACGCACAGGCCGCCGCCGCGCAGCAGCAGGCCGTGGCGATGCAGGGCATGGTGGACGCCGCGCAGAAGATGGGCAACGCGCGGACGAGGCCGGGAACGGCGCTGGCGGATGTGCTTGGCGGAGGAGGGATGC